GCAGGAGAAGATGGCCCAGTGCAACAAGGACGCCGCGGCCAAGGCGCTGAAGGGCGATGAGCGCAAGACGTTCATGAGTGGGTGCCTGAAGAAATAGCGGGGGCGGGGCGCAGGTGTGGCCGGTGAACCCGATCGCGGACAAGGTCCGCTCCTACGCCCGTGCTTCCCTGTAACCGTAGGAGCGGACTCCGTCCGCGATTCGGCGGATAACGCCGTACGCCAAGCCCACCGTAGGGCGTATAACCGTTCGCGGTTATCCGCCGACACACCCAAGCCCCCAGCCAACGCCCAGGTCAGCCCCGGAGCCGCCGGGCGCCAAGGCCAAACGGCGGATAACGCGGAGCGTTATTGTGAGCTAGTGGGAGTATTGGCACAGGACCGGAGGAAGCCGGAAGAGCCCGGAAGTGGCCGGAGAGCCCCGGATGGCGCGGGCCTTGGGAGAACAGCTGGATGAAGTAGTGCCAAAGCTGTGAAATTCGACTAGAGCGAAATTTGACGGGGGTAATTGGCACTACCCCCTGCGCCCCGGAACCAGCCCTAAATCAGCCAGCCCCCAGCCCACACGGCACGGCCGACAATCTGCAGCTCATTGAGCCGAGCCTTTGGGACCACCATGACCTGGTAGGCCTTGTTCTCGCTTATGACATGAACGGAGCCGTCGAACTGGCGTTGGAGCCTTTTGGCATACAGGTGGTCATCAAGCAGGATGACGTAGACGCCTTCCCCCTCAAGGGTATTGCGGCTTTCGTCGATCATCACGGTGTCGTCGTCTTCTATCAGCCCCAGCATCGAATCACCATCATTTCGGAGGCAGGACAACGTTTCCGGGTTGAGCCCTTTCTTTCGAAGGCTGTAGCGCGTGAACGCCAGGTGCGCCAGCACGCGCGCGCGTTCGTTCCAAGCTCCGTGCCCTGAACTGCAACGAGCGTCATAGAGAGGGATATACGCGTAAATATCCTCCGGAGCCTTGTCCTTAGCCGCTTTGGGCTGAGGGGTGGTGAACTTCTCACCTTCTCCCGTCATCAGCCAAAGCAAGTTTACTTCGCAGCTTCTGGCGAGACTGATCAGAACCCGGCGTGTTGGCTCCCCTCCCTTCAGGTAGCGCTGCAGACCTCCCTGGGAGATTCCAGCAGCACGCGCTAAAGCAGTTACGCTCCCCGCCATAGAAGCCATCTCTCGCAGTCTCTCAATGAAGGCGCTGTCGCTTTCAGCTTCCCCCTCGGAACTTGAAAGCAGCTGATCTTCGGCGTTTTCAACTTTCAACTTTTGCAACCCATTGATTTATAAGCAATAAATTCTATAGAGGTCGCTATGGCATCGGATAGAAGTTGAAAATTCGCTATAGCACTTGAATTTCAACTTCTATCGCACTATGTTTATCCGCAACAGGCTGTTAGACGGCCCTAAAAAACCACCCGCCAAGATGGTTGTTGCTGATGAACCTAGCAGACATGCCACATGACCCCGCCCAGCGCTGGGAGTGGATCAAGTACCAACTGCGCCTTCGGGAGTGCTCGACCGCCAAGCTGGCACGCCAGCTTGGCGTTACGGACCGGGCAATCCGGGCCGTCAAGACGACGCCGTACCCCCGCATGGAGCGCGCCATTGCCGAAGCCCTCGGCGTCAAGACACAGGAGCTATGGCCCGAACGCTGGGACAGCGAAGGCAATCCCAAACGGCAGCGGCCCAACCGCGCAGAAAGCCGTGCCAAGGATAGCCGTTACTCTCCTGTTCCGCACCGTAAAACCGGCACGGAGGCTTGAACATGCGTCACGGAAAAGACGACCGCACCCTGAATATTGAGTTCGATGTTCCCCAGCCCGTAGCTGTCAGCTCTTGCGACTTCCGGGTGCAGGTCAGCGAAATCGTTAGCGAGATTCTGGACGGTGCAAAGCTGGCAGGCCTGCAGCGCTGCGACATCGCCGCACAAATGTCCCGCGCCTCCGGCGAGGACATCAGCAAGCACATGCTCGACGCGTGGTCGTCCCCGGCCCGCGTTGACCACAACCTGCCGTTCTATAGAGCTGCGCTACTGGAACAGGTCTGCGGCACCCATCGCCTGACTGACCTTCTCGTTGAAATCCGAGGCGGCCGAGTCGCCTACGGCCGCGACGCGCTGCTGGCCGAGTTGGGCCGGCAAGAGCGCATCCGCGAGGAAGCGACTCGAAAGGCACGCGAACTGCGGCGCCATCTGGGGGGTGGGGCATGAGGCCGTCGCACTTGAAGCCAGGTACTTGGCTGCTGATTCGCGAAGCCTTTGGCACCGGTGAGTATCGCGCCCGCTTCGAGGGCCGTACTCCTGCCCAAGGCAAGGGGCGTCCGGCTGTCAACCGCCTGTTTAACCCTGAATGGATCGGCTTGTCCGGCGCAGATGATCACGGCATCGCAACCATTAGCGACTACGAACTAGCCCGGCGCGGACGCCTGCTGGGAGATCGCCCATGAATCGTATTCCTCAGGCGCTGCTCGACGATCTGCGCAACGCGACCGAATACCACAACTACGTCCAACAGTGCCCGCCTGTTGCGGCGTTGAAAGACGACAAGACCGCCAGCGAATGGCTGCTTACTGCAGCGCTCAACCTCGGCGCAGCCCTGATCGAAGCCCACTCTGCCGGCGAGGTGCCCCATGCGTAAGTGGTTTACTGCGCAAGAGCTGGCAGGCTTACCGGGCCTTCCTGGAACCGTTCAAGGTGTAAATCACCGTGCAAGGCGAGAGGGTTGGGAGGCTCAGTTGCGTCTTGCTCAAGGAGGCGGACGCGAGTTCTCCTTCGCCGTCCTCCCTGCCGAAACCCAGGCCGCCCTGCTGGCCCGCCTGGTGCAGCAGGAAGAGCCGCAGCAGGCTCCGCAACCCACTGCCCCGCACGCGCTCATTACGCCTAAGCGTGACGGCATTTCCGCGTCACGCTTGAACGATGATCAGCGCGAGGTCATGACCGCGCGTATCGCCATCATTCGCGAGATCGAGCGCATGAGCCAGATGGTCAGCCAGCAGCGGGCCATCCTGACGCTTGTCGGCCTGGCCCGTGACAGCAAGCTCAGCCCCTACCTGGCCGGCCAGGTGGAGCGCGCAAACGACCGCAAGACGCCCGACCGCACCTTGAGCGAGCGCACACTCAAGCGCTGGCTGGCGGACTACCGCAAGCACGGCGAGATTGCGTTGGCCCCCGTGCGGCGCAAGCCCAACATGAGCATTCCGAGCTGGGCGCCGGTCTTCCTCAAGCACTACCAGCGCCCGCAGAAGCCGAGCGTTGAAGCGGCTTATGCAGCGTTCGCCGCCGAGAACCCCGGCTGCCCGAGCATTCATGCCGTGCGCCGCTTCCTCGCCAAGTTGAGCCCGGAGGCTCGCGAGCAGGGCCGCATGGGCAGCCGCGAGCTGAAAGCGCTACAGCCCTTCAAGCGCCGTCAGGCCCATCAGCTGTGGCCCAACGACGTGTGGGTGGCGGACGGCCACACGTTCGACGCGGAAATCATCAACCCGCTGACGGGGCAAATCTTCCGCCCGGAAATCACCCTGGTCATCGACTGGGCAACCCGCCGGATCACGGGCTTTTCCGTCAACCTGGCCGAGTCGACGCTGGCGACACTCGACACGCTGCGCGACGGTGTCAGCCGCTGCGGCATGTACAAGGTGCTGTACGTCGACAACGGCGGCGGCTTCGATAACGCCGACGTCTACGAGGTCAACGACCGCTTGGGTGGCGAAATCACGCACTCCCTACCGTACAACTCCCAGGCGCGGGGCGTTATCGAGCGGGCGCACCGGACCATCCTGGTGCGACTGGCGAAGGACTTCGACAGCTACATGGGCGCGGACATGGACAATGAAGCCGCTACCCGTGTCCATCGCCTGTCCCGCAAGCAACTGGCAGAAGGCATCACCCCCACTCAGATTCCCGAGTTCGGCACCTTCTTCGCCAAGCTGCAGGATGCCCTGGACGCCTACAACCACGCTCCGCACCGCGGGCTTCGGAAGGTCCGCGACATCGCCACCGGCCTGATGCGACACCAATCGCCCATGGAGGCCTGGAAGTCCGCTATCGCCGAAGGCTGGGAGCCTCTGCAGGCATCGGCCGACATCGTTGCCAGCGTGACGCGACCGCAGGTCGTCCGCACCACCAACCGGGGCGAGGTCCGCTTCAGCGGCAACATCTACTTCTTGGACGCCCTGCGTGACATCCACGGCGAACAGGTCCGCGTTGCCTACGACTTCCGCGACGCCAGCCGGGTGTGGGTTTACGACATGGACGGCGAGCTTATCGGGGAGGCTCTGCTCGATGGCAACGCCACTCCGGCGATGCCGGCGTCCCTGCTGGAGAAGGCAGCCGACAAGCGCGAGCGCGGCCAACTGGCGCGCCTGGTGAAGAAGGCCAAGACGCTGACCGGCCAGGACGTGGAAATCCGCGTGCTGCCGCAAGGACAGCCCAGCGCCGAGCTGGCACCGGAACAACTGGCCGATGCGCGCCAGGTGGCCGCCCGGCTGGCAGCCGCGGAACCGGTCTTCACGCTGCCCGACGACCGCATGTCCCGCTACCACCTGTGGAACCGCCTTGCCGCCCGCCGCGATGCAGGCGAGCCCCTGACCGCTGCCGAATCCCAATGGCTGGAGAGTTACGCCAAGCACCCGGACCTGGCGTCCGTGCGCCGCGTCTTCGAGTTCGCCGCCACCGCTACCGCTTAACAAACGGGCCGCCGGAGAGCGGCCAAAGGAGTGAAGCAATGAGTAAGTCCATGATTGCCCCTCTGACCAACGTCGGCCTGCTGTCCAGCGCCATCGACCGCGCAATGCAGCGTCCGCTGGGCCTGCCCGGCCTGGTCGTCATGTACGGGGCCTCCGGCCTGGGCAAGTCGGTAAGCGCCGCCTTCGCCGCCAACATGCACCGCGCCTACTACGTCGAGTGCCGCGATACCTGGTCGAAAAAGGCCTTCCTGCTCGCAATCCTCCGTGAGATGGGCCTGGCCCCCAGCCGCACCCTGAGCGAGATGGTCGACCAGGTCGCCGAGCAACTGTCGCGCTCGGGCCGCCCGCTGCTGGTGGATGACGCCCAGTACCTGCTGGACAAGGCTGTCGCGAACGTCATCACCGATATCTACAACGCCAGCCAAGGCACCATCGTGCTGATCGGTGAAGAGCGCGTTCCCGGCAGCCTGGCAAAGCTGGAGCGCCTGCACAACCGCGTCCTGGAATGGGTGCCAGCACAGCCGGCCACCCTGGACGACCTGCGCACGTTGGCCAGCGCCACCTATCCAAGCCTGGAAATCGAGGACGAGCTGCTGGACGACCTGCGTCAGAAGACTCGCGGCTGCCTGCGCCGTGCCGCTGTGAACCTCTACCGCATCAGCACCGAGGCCCAGGCCCATGGCGTCAGCCGCTTCGGCATGGCCCATTGGGGGAAACGCCCCTGGTTCACCGGGGAAGCCCCGGCGCGGAGGGCTTGAGCATGGCCCGCAAGCCCGTACACCTGGCAATGGTCGGCGGCAAGGCCCCCAGGCAGCACATGTGGGAGGCCATTCGCTCTCTGTCCCGCGATCCGAAGGCCCTGACCACCTACAACGTCGCACGGCTCTCCGGCCAGGACGACGAGGCCGTGCATAGCTACCTGCGCGACCTGGCCACGGCCGGCATCGTCCAGCGCCTGGAGGTGCTGAGCAAACGCAACTACCGGTGGAAGCTGGAGACGGACGAGGGTGCCGAGGCCCCGCGCGTCAACAAGCGCGGCGAGCGCGTGCCGCCGCCGGCTGTGGAAAGCATCTGGCGCACGCTGCGCATCCTGGGCGAGATGAGCGCCGCCGAGGCGGCAGAGCACGCCAGCGTCAACGGCGTGACCATGACCGAACAGGCGGCCCGCATCTACCTGCAGGGGCTGACCCTCGCCGGCTACGTCACCCGTACCGACGGGACCCCAGGCAAGCCCGCCCGCTATCACCTGGTTCGCCAGCGCTACACCGGCCCGCAGCACCCGGTCTATCAGCGCAGCACTTTCGAGCAGGTCTACGACCCGAACCTGGACCAGGTGGTGTGGAGCAAGGGCGACGGGGAAAGCTCGGAGCTGGCCGGCCTCCGACTTGAAAAGGCCCGTCTGGAGCGGTTGCTGATCGACCTGTGCGCGGCCAGCCGACCGGTAAGCACGTTAGCGGACCGCATGATTGCCCAGTTCCACCGGGATGACAGTGAGCGGTCAGAGGGCATCGCGGCCCTGCGCACGTTCTATGACCTGGTGCGCGAGGTGCGCGCATGACTCGCGTCGACCTGTCCGCCTGGGGCGAGCAGCCCCCGGCCTGGGTGGTCCTGCTTGCCGCCGAGGTTCAGCAAACCAATCGCACCCGAGCCGGCGAGCGCATCGGCATGAGCCGCTCGGCCGTCAGCCTTGTGCTCTCCAACCGCTACCCGTCGCCGTCCACCGCTGCCGTCGAGCGCCGCGTAGTCGAGGCCCTCGGCGCCCTGGACTGCCCAGCACTCGACGCACGCATCAGCGTCGTCGAGTGCCAAGAGTTCCGCGAAATGCGGGCCCCGACTCACAACCCACACGCCATGCAGCGCTGGCGCGCATGCCAGCACTGCCCCTTGAACCCCAACTGCGCGAAAGCCCTGGAGGCGAGCGATGCAACCCAGCACTAACGCTCCACTGAAAGTCCTCACCCCGCAGTTTGCCGAGCGCCTGCGGACCTTCAACGAAGCCAGCCGCACGTTGCAGCGCATGGGCATCCGCCTGCACCGCATCGAGCCGGCCGTGAACCGCCTGACCATCGCGCCGGAGGATGGTCGCCGCCTCGTCCAGCTGCGCATGGTGGCCGGCTTCCAACGCCAAGCCTCTGCTGGCAGCACGCGCTACATCGCGCAGTTCCAGGGCGTCGAGTTGGTCTGGTCAGAGCCCATCAGCTATCGCGACTTCGCCCGCCCCACCAGCCCCATCGACCTGACTTTCCATTGACCAACAGGAGCAACCCCATGAACGCAACTGCAATTCCTGCCGGCTACCGGTACGACGCCCAGCGCCGTCTGGTGCATGAAGACATGATCAAGCCCATCGACCAGGCCCGCGACAAGCTGGTGCTGGAGCTGGTCGACAAGGCCCAGGCCCTGAGCAAGCAACTGGCCGAGTTCAAAATGAGCGCCTTCGGCGACGTCGCCGCCTTCGTTGACATGTCCGTCGAAGAGTACGGCGTCAAGCGCCGTGGCACGAAAGGCAACGTGTCGCTGTTGAGCTTTGACGGCCGCTACATGATCAAGAAGGCCGTGCAGGAGTCCATCCAGTTCGACGAGCGCCTGCTCGCTGCGCGTGCGCTGATCGACGAGTGCCTGCTCGAATGGACCGAGGGCGCCCGCCCTGAGGTGGTTGCTCTGATCAATGACGCCTTCCGCACCGACACCAAGGGCGAAATCCGCACCGCCCGCGTGCTCGCGCTGCGGCGGCTGAACATCACCGACGAGCGCTGGCAAAAGGCGATGCAAGCCATTGGCGAGGCCTGCCAGGTTGCCGGCTCCAAGGACTACATCCGTGTCTATGAGCGAGTCGGCGACACGGACCAGTGGAAGGCCATCCCGCTCGACATCGCGGGGGTGTAACCATGGCCGCTCGCAAGCAACAGCTCTGCGTCGTCACCCTGGGATATGAGCGATTCCTGCTGCCTCAAGGTGACGCCCTCAAGATGATCGACATCATGAGCCGCGCTGCCAAGGTGGATATCGACTACACCACCAGCGGAGGCCTCAAGTACCTCGTCCGCGAGACGCCTGACGCAGAGCTGACGGTGGTACGCCCTGGTCAGTTGGTCATGCCTCAGGCCGAAGCGGTCCCGGCTGCACCTCGCGCCCGGCGGAAGTCTACGCCCCAGCTGGAGCACAACCCCATCCGACTGCTGGGGGACTTCTGATCATGGCGAAAATCTTTGCAGTCTGCCGCATCGACGGCCTGATCGAGCTGCGCGAGGGGCGCCCCGGCGAGGGCTATTTCGCCCTCGCTATAGGCGAGCTGGCGAGCGTGCAACAGGCAATCCTCGCTACCGCCGAGCCACAGGTGACGGAGGGCGGAACGGTGGTTCGCCGCGTGCCGGGCGTGAGCTCCGAGGCCAGCGCCCGCGAGAACCTGGGCGCCATCGCTCGCTACATCCAAACCCTGGGCCAGCAGGATCGGCCTGCCTTCCGAGCGCTGGGGGTGTGACATGCGCGGAACCCTAGTCGTATTCCAAGACAACGACCAGGACTTCCTGGTCTGGCAGTTGGACCAGGACGGTGTCGTCACGCGGAGCTGGCCGTTTCAGACCGACGTGTGGGCCGGCACCAAGGTCCTCAACGTGGCATCGCTCAAGCATGACGGCGTGGTGAAAGCCGCACGCAATGGCCGCCCCTGGGAGTGCCGTCATGAGGTGGTCGCAGTCCACCCGATTCGGCCGGTTGACGTGTCGGTCAAGTGGGACGGTATCGCGGGTTACGTGACCAGCACGGTTCGAGGCCAGCGGGCGTCCTGCACCCATGACGCGGTGGCTCCGGTGCAGCGCCTGGCCGAGAAGGTTTTCCCCAGCTTGCAGTGCCGCATCGAGCGCCTGGAGTGCCAGCCAGTCGGCAGGCTCCACAGCCTATGGCGAATCACCCCGGAGGGCCTCTGACTATGAGCAAGTTCACCATCACCATCGAAGACGAGAACGGTTGCCTGAGCGTCACCATGGCCGGCGACGGCAAGCCGGAAGGGTTTGCGGGACTGACCGCCGTGGCGCTTATGAGGCTCGCCCAGGACGTAGTGCCAAAGGCCGTCAAGCGCGCTGCCATGAATAGCGACTGCCAGTGCGAGAAGTGCAAGGCCGCGCGCGCCGAGGTGCAGACCGAGGCATCAGCCCCCAACGGAAAACCGACAATCCACTGAGCGAAACCGCCCCGGCCTGACCGGGGACGGTCTGCCCAGCGTGGTGGCTGGGTACTGACGAGCAGCCGAGGAACCTATGGAACACAGCAAGGCCCTGGACAAAATCAAGAAACTGCTGCGCCTGGCCGGTAGCAGCAACCCACACGAAGCGGCGAACGCCATGCGCCAGGCGCGGGCGATGATGGAGAAGTTCGGTATCGGCGAGGGGGATGTCGCCCTCTCCGAGGTCACCGAACACGGCGCTGGGAGCGGCTCCAAAGTGAAGCCTGCCCAGTGGGAAGCGAACCTCTCCGTCACCGTGGCGAAGGCATACTCCTGCCGCACGCTCTTCCGAGGCGGCGTCGGCCAGTGGCGTTTCGTTGGCGAGATGGCCGAGGTAGCTGGCTACACCATGACCATTCTGCTGCGCCAGGTTCGCCAGGCGCGCCGTGAGTACATCGCCACTGTGCTGAAGCGCTGCAAGCCGGCGACCAAGACCAAGCGCGGCGACTTGTTCTGCGAGGCCTGGGTTTGGGCGGTGCGTCAGCAGGTAAACCAGTTTGCCGGGGCTGAGGCTCCGTCGCAGGCTGCCGAAGCCTACATGCTCAAGCACTACCCCAACCTAGTGCAGGGCAAGGCCATTGATCGCACCAGCAAGAAAGGTCCGCTCGGTGCGCGCGACATGCTCGATGCAGCCAAGGGTATCGAGGCGGCGGACGGCGTCCAGCTCAACCACGGCGTCGGTGGATCGGCGCCCCTGGCCCTGACCTGAGGTAGCGCCATGACCAAGCCCCGCACCGACAAAGTCCGCAAGCAGGACGCCAACCGCCAGCAGCAACTGCGCAACCGCAGGGGGGCGCACAAGCAGGCCGTGGGCGCAGAGAAACTCAAGCTCGAAATCTACGCAGGAACCCGCGCCGACATCGACACAATGTGCCAGGTCGGCGGCTTCGAAGAGGAAGCCGAGGCCATCACCCTTGGCCTACGCTACCTGGCCGGCATGGCGCGCAGCCATCCCGAGGCGTTCCGCAGCGCCATGGACCCGAGGAACCCGGTATGACTCCCGAGACCATCAACGTCGCCGGCATCCCGGCGGCGGCCAACGAAGAGATCGACAAGCCCCGTTTCCAGACCACCCTGGATGGCGTGGAGCAGCGCTGCAGCAAGTGCGACGAATACTGGCCGTATGACGCGGAGTTCTTCTTCAAAGGTAGCAACGGCAAGCTCTACACCTACTGCAAGGCCTGCTACTACGAAATGCCGTCCATGCAGAAGCGCCTCGCAGCACGCGGAAAACGGAGGTCGGTATGAGCAGCAAGGGCCGCCAACTGATCCAGATCGCCCGCCGCCAGTTGGGCATGGACGACGACACATACCGCGCACTGCTCGGCCGCGTGGCCGGCGTGCGGTCCTCTACTGCACTCTCACCGCGCCAGGTCGGCCTGGTGCTGGCCGAGCTGGAGCGCCTGGGCTGGCAGTCTGTTCGGAAGCCGGCCGGCCGCGCCGCGCCGAAGGCGGCACCGGATCGCCAGGCCCTGGTTGGCAAGATCGAGGCGTTCCTGGCCGAGGCCGGGCGCCCCTGGAGCTACGCAGACGCCATGGCCCTGCGGATGTTCCAGGTGGAACGTGTGGAGTGGCTGGACGCCGGCCAGCTGGGCCGCCTGGTCGCCGCCCTGGCGTATGACGCGAAGCGTCACGGGCGGCGCGTATGAGCATGAACCTGGAGCAGGTGCGGGACCAACTGCCCGCCCAGGTGCTGGAGATCGCCGACGTGGTGGGTATGCCCGCCGCCCTGCGCCTGGTCACGGAGCTGGGCGGGACAACCTGGGAGTTCGCCAAGGGCGCTAACCGCAACGGGCAAATCCGGGTGGCGGCGCTGGCGGACATCGTCGGCGATGACGCGGCGCAGTTGCTGACCTCCCGTCTTGGGGGCGACGTGGTCTATATCCCGCGCTGCGACGTGGCGCTGCGCCGGTTGCGTGACCTTGAGATTCATCGCCAGTTCGAGCAGGCGGTGCGCGAAGGCGTGAGCGCGCGGGTGGTGGTTGCGGAACTGGCCAGAACTTATAAGCTCTCCGACCGTCGTATCTGGATCATCCTCAACCAGGTGCTGCCAGACCCCACCGCACCTGGCGACCTCTTCGACTAGCCCCGCCCTCGCGGGGCTTTGTCTTTCTGCTGAACCCCTTCCTCTAAAACGCCGCCCGTCGCCTTAGCACTATGGCGGCATGAACGCACAGCCGATCTACCACGCCCCCACCAGCCCGCGCGAGTATGCCGCGCTGGTACTGGCCGAGCCCAATCTGGAGCGCCGCCGGGACCTGATGGCCAGGTGCCCCGAGCACTGGCGCGAGCTGGTGAGCGAACACGTCAAAACCGGCTACTCGAGAATCCAGTCCTACCGCGCTTTCATCAGCGGCCGCCGCCAGTCGATGGCGGCAGGCCCCCAGCCAGCGCCGCGCAGGGAAGACACCAGCTTCCGCATCAGCGACTTCAAGAAGTCCGCGCCCGAGAAGGGCAACCAGGAACTGGCCAAGCTCAAGGCCCTGGTGGGAGGCCGCGATGGGGATTAAGGCGCGCGTCCTGGCGGCGGCCCTGCTGATCGCTACGCCTGTGGTCGGCCGCTTCGAAGGCCGCAACCTGCTGGCCTACCTCGACCCGGTGGGCATCCCCACCATCTGCGACGGCTGGACCCGTGGCGTCAGGCTCGGTGACCGGGCGACGCCGGCCGAGTGCGACGAGCGTACCCGCCAGGGCTTGGAGGAAGCGGCCCAGGTCTTCGAAGCCTGGGTGCCGCAGCAGGTCATCGACCGGCTGCCGGCCAGCACCGGCGCGGCCTTCCTGTCCTTCATCTACAACGTCGGCCCCGGCAAGCCGGGCGTGAAGGATGGCTTCGTTTGGCTTAAGAACGGCAACCACTCAACCATGCTGCGCGAGCTGCAGGCCGGGCGGATCGCCCAGGCCTGCGCCCAGCTCCCCAGCTGGACCAGTGCTGGCGGCCGGAAGCTCAACGGCCTGGTCAAGCGCCGCGCCGCCGAGCGAGCGCTGTGCGAGGTCGACCTATGACCTGGCTCGACATCCTCAAGCGTCTGGCCGGCCCGGTGGCGGTCTTGTTTGTTCTGTTCCTGATCGTTGCCGGCCTGGAGGCGATGCAGGCCATGGCGCGGCAACAGGGCTACGACCAGGCCCAGGCCGAGGGCAAGGCCGCCCTGGAGCAGCTGCAGCGGCAGTACGCCGAGGCTGACACCCAGCGCGCCCGCCAGGCCGAGGCCGATGCCAAAGCCGCCGCGAATCGCCTGGCATCGGAGAAGGCCAGGGCCGACAAGCTCGCCGACGAGCTGGCCGAGCAGCAGCGCCAACACCGCAAGACCACTGACCACCTCGCTGGGGAGATAGCACGTGTCAACGACCTCTACCGGGATGCGCTCGATGCGCCGCCTAAGCCTGTGCCTGCTTGCCTGCTTACTCGCGGCTGGGTGCGAGTCTACGACGAAGCAACCGGCGCCCGTGTGCCAGCCGATCCAGCTGCCGCCGGAGCTGCTGCGCCGACCGGAGCCGGCAGCCCCGCTGACCAACTCCCCGCAGACGTCGACCAGCGCGCCGTCCTGGCCCACCACGTTCGCTATGCCGAGCAGTGCCGGAACACGGCCGCTCAGTTGGACGCTCTGATCGACGCCGTGGAGGGCCATTGATGGCAACCGATCTGATCGGCTGGGCAATTTCGCTGCTGTCCATCTTCGCCGCCGTCGTAACCGCGCTGGTCAAGCTGCTGCTCTGGCAGTTCGAGAAGCGCCTGTCCGAGCGTTTCACCAGCCAAGACGAGGCACGCAAGGAAGCCAGCAAGCACTGGGAAGAGAGCTTCGCCAAGGTCCTGGAGCGCCAGGACAAGGACGCACTGGCCCTGCAGCAGCTGGAGCGCGCCTTCTTGAACTTTAAAGCCGACCTGCCCTTGGAGTACGTCCGCCGCGAAGACTGGGCGCGTGGGCATTCGATCATCGAAGCCAAGCTCGACGGCCTGGCGCTCAGGTACGAAAACATCCTGCTCAAAGGAGCGCGCAATGATTGATCCCGCCAAAGCACGCCGGGAGTCTCTTCGCTGGTTCATCCTGCTGACTCTCAACACCTCCCGGCCCGTGGACCCGCACGAAACCGTGGTGCTCTCGACCATCCAGGGCATCTACCCGGACGCCACTGCGCTGGAGCTGCGCCGCGAGCTGGACTACCTGGCTGACCGCAGCCTGGTCACCCTGGAGAAGAAGCCCAGCGGCCAGTGGATTTGCGGCCTAACCCACTACGGCGTGGACGTTGCCGAGTACACCATTGAGTGTCACCCCGGTATCGCCCGGCCCGAGAAGTACTGGAGCGCCTGACCATGCCGCCGCGCTCCAAGGTTCAGCAGCTCCCGCCCGACGTGAAGGCCTGGCTCGACCAGGCCCTGGTGGAGTCCAACTTCTCCGGCTATGAGGCGCTCTCGGCCGAGCTGGAAGCGCGCGGCTATAGCATCAAAAAGTCCGCGCTGCACGCCTACGGCCAGACCTTCGAGGACCGCCTGGCGGCGCTGCGCCAATCCAGCGAGCAGGCCAAGGCCGTGGTCACCGCGGCGCCCGACGACGAAGGCGCCGTCAACGAGGCCCTTATGCGCCTGGTCCAGGACCACCTGTTCAAGTTGCTGATGGCCTCCGAGGGCAAGCTGGACCTACCCAAGGTGGCCAAGGCGGTGGCCGAGCTGGGCCGCGCCTCCGTCGTCCAACTGAAGTGGAAGGCCGAGTTCAAGGAACGCGCCGAGTCGGCAGCCGCCAAGGTCGAGAAGATCATCCGCAAGGGCGGCTTGAGTGCCGAGGCGCGGGACGAGATTCGCCGGGAAATCCTCGGGATGGCCGGATGAACTACCTGATTGCGTTCCTGCTGGTATCTCTCCCCGCAACGAAGGGCGAGCTGTACGCCGCCGCCGTTGCTCTCTTCTTTGCCTGGGTGTTCCAGAAATGAATGCACTGAAGAAAGAACCGCCGCAGCAACGGTCGCCACTGGCCGACATCATTTCGGTCGGCCAGGTGGTCAACGCCCCTTCGGTTCTGCTCGGCTATCAGCAGCGCTGGACATCCATTCGTGCGCCGCTGAAGGTCGGCGAGAAGTCGCGCCGGATTGGCCTGACCTGGGCCGAGGCGGCGGATAACGTGCTGGTGGCTGCCAGTTCGACCAAGGCCGGCGGGATGAACGTCTATTACCTGGGCTACAACCAGGACATGACGGTCGAGTACATCCAGGCCTGTGCCATGTGGGCGCGTGCCTTCAACTACGCGGCCGGCGAGATCGAGGAAGGCATCTGGGAAGATGACGACCCCGACAAGCACATCAAGACCTTCACCATTACGTTCCCCAGCGGATACCGCATCGTCGCGCTGACCAGTCGGCCGTCAAACTTGCGGGGCCGCCAGGGCGTAGTGGTGATCGACGAGGCCGCCTTCCACCCGGACCTGGCCGAGCTGCTCAAGGCAGCCCTGGCGCTGCTGATCTGGGGTGGCGAGGTTCACGTCATCAGCACCCACAACGGCACGGACAACCCGTTCAACGAGCTGATCGACGAGATTCGCTCGGGCAAGCGCAAGGGCGAGCTGTTCCGCTGCACCTTCAAGGAAGCCGTGGCGGATGGTCTGTACAAGCGCGTGTGCCTGCGCAAGGGAATTCCCTACGACGCGGCCAATGAAGCGGAGTGGGTGGCGGGCGTTTACGGCTTCTACGGCGACGCCGCCAACGAGGAACTGGATTGCATCCCCAGCCAGGGCGGTGGCACCTACCTGTCCCTGGCGCTGCTGGAGCAGCGCAGCCGGGCCGGCGTGCCGGTGCTGCGCCTGGCCTACCCGGTGGGCTACGTCACCACCGCTGAGCCGCTGCGACTGGCGGATAGCCTGGCTTGGTGCGAGCGCGAACTGGCGCCGCTTTTGGCACAGCTCCCCGCCAGCGCCTGGAGCTTCTACGGCATGGACTTCGCCCGCAGTGGCGACTTGTCGGTGATCGTGCCGCTGATCCAGGAACAGGATAGCCGCAAGCGGCCGCCCTTCCTGGTCGAGCTGCGCGGGGTGCCGTTCAAGCAGCAAGAGCAAATCCTGTTCTACATCGTCGACCGCCTGCCCGGCTTCATGGCAGGGGCTAACGATGCGCGCGGCAACGGCCAGCAACTGGCCGAGGCGGCGGCGATCAAGTACGGGCACAGCCGTATCAGCCAGGTGATGCTGACCGAGGGCTGGTATCGCGACAACATGCCCGGCCTCAAGGCCGACCTGGAGGACGGAACCCTCTACGACCTGCCCAGCGACCGCGACGTCATCGGCGACCTACGCGCGTTCAAGATGGTTAGGGGTGTGGCTCGCGTCCCCGACGTCCGCACCACTGAGAAGGAAGGCGGCCAGCGCCACGGTGACGCCGGCATCGCCATGGCCCTGGCGCGCTTCGCCAGCCGCATGGAGATCGAACAATACGGCTACGAGGCCGTTCGCCCCTCCAACTCCGACAAGTTCAACGACGACGACCAGGTGTCCCATGGCTGGGGCATCGGAGGTGTTCTGTAATGGCTGAATCCCCGATCCTCGACGCCAGCGGCCGTCCCTTCCCGAAGGTCGACATCCTGCAGGAAGTCGTCCATGCAAGCGTCACGGGCGTCTACCAGGCGTGGTCGACCGACACCGTGTCGACCTCGCTGGACCCGGCCCGGCTCCGCGCCATCCTCAACGCCGCCGCTACGGGCGATGCGCGCGAGTACCTGACCCTCGCAGAGGAAATGGAGGAGAAGGACCCACACTACGCGGCCGTCCTGGGCACCCGTAAGCGTGCTGCTTCCGGCCTGCCTGTCGCCGTTGAGGCTGCAAGCGAGGCCCCACGCGACGAAGAGATCGCGGAGGCGGTACGCCAGCTGGTCAAGGCCCCGGCGTTCGGCGACATGCTGGACGATCTGCTGGATGCCATCGGCAAAGGGTATAGCGTTGTTGAACCCCTGTGGGAGTACCGCGACGGGAAGCTCTGGCCAAAGAGCTACGAGCACCGCGACCCGCGCTGGTTCCAGTTCGACCGCGTGACGGGCAAGCGCCTGCAACTGCTCGATGCTACGGGCCAGGGCACTGAGCTGCCGCCCAATCGGCTGATCGTCCATACGCCTCGGCTCAAATCTGGCTTGCCCATCCGGGGTGGTGTGGCGCGCCTTGTTGCCGTGTCCTACATGTGCAAGTCCTACTCCCTGAAGGACTGGATGAGATACTCCGAACTGTTCGGTATGCCGCTGCGGATCGGCCGATACGGTCCCAACGCGAAGCCTGACGACATCGCAGTACTCCGGCGCGCCGTGGCGCAGCTCGCAGCCGACGCGGCGGCCATCCTCCCGGAAGGGATGAAGATCGATTTCGAAGAGATCGCCAACGCAGCTGGTGGCGCCGAGCTGTTCGAGCGGTTGGCCGAGTGGCTCGACAAGCAAGTCTCCAAGGCCGTCCTGGGCCAAACCATGACCACCGACGATGGATCGAGCCAGAGCCAGGCAAACGTCCACAACGAGGTGCGCAAGGACATCCTCAAGGCCGATGCTAAGCAACTGGCCACAACCATCAACCGCGACCTGGTGCACGCCTTCGTAGACCTGAACTTCGGCCCGCAGACGGCGTACCCGGAGGTTGTGCTCCAGGTCACGGAGCCGGAAGACCTCAAGGCGTTGGCCGATGCCTTGGGACCGTTCATTGACCGAGGGCTGCAGGTCGAGGCGTCAGCAATCCTCGGCAAGTTCGGCCTACCTGCGCCTGCGGACGGTGCGCTGCTGCTGCGACCGGTCGGTGGCGCGCTGCCGCCGGCCTTGAACCATGAACAGCATGCCTGCCAGTGCCACGCGTGCAACGTCGAGCGGAGGCAGCGCAAGGCGCTCAACGCCGAGCAGCAGCACCGCGACGAGCTGGACAAGCTGGCCGACGACGACCTAGGCGACTGGGAGCCGCTGATGCGGCCCGTGCTCGATCCCCTACAGGCGCTGGCCGACAAAGCCGGCAGCTTCGACGAGTTCAAGGCCGGCCTGGCTGGGCTGCTCAATGAGATGGACCCAAGCGAGCTGATCGAGAAGCTGGCCCTCGCGAGCTTCAAGGCGCGCGGACTGGGTGACGTGAGGGATGAGCTGTGACGCCCGAACAGTCCCAAGTGCCGGTGCCAAAGGACGCGCTGGACTGGTTCCGCGCCAAGCGCATGAAGCCCGGCTTCGACTACCGCGACGTCTGGCAGGAAGAGCACGCCACCATCTGGACGGTGGCCAAGGCTATGCGCCTGGACATCCTGGAAGCGATCCGCTCGGCGGTAGACGAGATGATCGAGGCCGGTCAGGACTTCGGCACCTTTAAGCGCGAGCTGCAGCCGCTCCTGGTCAAGCTGGGCTGGTGGGGCGTATCGAACATGACCGACCCGCTGACCGGCGAAAAGCGCGACGTGCAGCTGGGCAGCCCGCGCCGGCTGCGCACCATCTACGACATCAACCTGCGCACAGCGAACGCGGCGGGCCAGTGGCAGCGCATCGAGCGCACGAAGAAGACGCACCCGTACCTGCTCTATCAGCTCGGCCCTTCCCAGCACCACCGGCCCCAGCACCAGGCTTGGGCCGGCATCCTGCTGCCGGCTGACCATCCGTTCTGGAAAACGCACTTCCCGCCGAACGGCTGGGGCTGCAAGTGCTGGGTGCGCCAGGTCTCGAAGCGCGAGGCCGCGCGCCTGCTGGCAACCGGCAAGTACCTGGACCGGGCGCCCACCCAGGAAGAGATGGAGTACATCAACCGCCGCACCGGCCAGGTGCTGCGCGTGCCGGTGGGGATCGATCCGGGCTGGGCCTACAACCCCGGCGCCGTGTCCCGCCTGGAGCAGGCGCAGCAGCTCCTGGTGGACAAGGAAAAGGCGTCCAAGGTGCTGGCGGAAGCGAAAGGCCCCGGAAATGCCCCTGGCGACGGCGAACGCAACTGAGGCTAGGCGACGGGTGCAGGTAAGTGGCGTTTGCGCGTCCTGCGCAAATCTAACGGCGGTCTAACGGTATGACGAGGACGAGTATGCAGATGGAACGATAGGAAGATCAGGAAAAGCCCCAGGTCGAGCGCTTCGGCGGGATCTTGCGGGCGGACACTTCGGGCGAGCAGTGTGCCAAGTATATCCTGGCCAGCGAGTATGACCGCCTGGCCGCTGAAGCGGAGACCTTCCGCATCAGTTCCGACATCAAGCAGGCGAACCTGGAGCTTGAGCAAGAGCGCTACCGGTACGCCCTGATGCGTATAAAGGAGATGGACCTGCTGTTCGCCCGGTTCATCCTGGCCATGCGCTCGGCCGTCATCGAGATGGACCACGGCGCCGGAGCGGAAGCGGCCATGACCTGGATCGTCAACAGCCTGGCCGGTCCCGGCGAGCTGCCGCCGGACGACGAGGCCGACGCACAAGGCTACTTCGACCGGGAGATCGCCGTGGTGGATAAGTCCCTGGCCGAGGTGTTTGCCTTCTTCAAGGCGAATCGCCTGCCGCCTGGCTGGGGATCGGCTCGCACTCATTGCTGACTTGCTGAACCCCTTCCTCTAATCCCGCCCCCCTCATGCCGCCGACTATGGCGGCATGAACAAACAAGCCCCCCAGCTCCACCGCGAAGTCTCCACCGCACTCTGCTTCGAGCTAAGCGCCGAGGTTCCCGAGTGGGTGGAGGTGCTCCCGCCTGGTCCCACCGTGACCGGCCGTGACGGCCGGCAGTGGACCTACGACCCGCACCAGGTCATCGCCGCCACCACGGACCACGCCGCAGGGGCTGACCTGCCGTTCGACTACTTGCACGCCACCGAGCTGAAGGCCCCGCTTGGGGAGGAAGCTCCGGCCGCCGGCTGGGCGCGTGAGTACCGCATCAACGAGCGCGGCGCCCTGGAGGCGCGCGTGGAGTGGACGGCAGCGGCCCGCAACGCCATCCAGGCGCGTGAGTACCGCTATGTCAGCCCGGTGTTCATGTACACCAGGGCGGGCCGCATCGAGCGCTTCAGCAGCTTCGGCCTGGTGACCAAGCCCAACCTTTCCATCAAGGCCCTCAACTCCGAGCAGGCCGCCGCCTTTCAACCACCAGAGGTAAACGCAATGGACCTCGCTGCAATCCTGGCGGCCCTTGGCCTGCCTGACACCGCCACGGCAGAGGACGCCGTGGCCGCCATCAACAAGCTGTCGCAGGACAAGAAAGACCTGCAGACCGCCGCCAACAGCGAGAAGGTGCCGTCGCTGGACAAGTACGTCCCGCGCCAGGACTTCAGCGCAATGGAACGCCGCGCCCTGAATGCCGAGCAGCTGCTGGCGCAGCAGAAAAAGGATGACCTGGAGAAGGCCATCAACTCCGAGATCGAGGCCGCCCTCAAGGCCGGCAAGATCGTGCCTGCAACCAAGGAGTTCTACCTGGCAGCTTGCCGCGAGGACGGCGGCCTGGAGCGCTTCCGCGACTTCGTGAAGGCGGCGCCGCCCGTGACCGATCCGGTAGTGCCGGACGGCGAGTACAAGGGCGGCCAGAAGGCGCTCAACGCGGAAGAGCAGGCGGCCGCCAAGGCCTTCGGCTGGACCGAAGAGCAGTACATCAAGAACACCGAGGGGGTTAAGTAACTATGGCTACTACCGTCACGCCGGCCGTCCTGGCCGCGCTGTTCAAGGGCTACCGCGCCGAGTACCAGAAAGCGCTGAGCGACTACCAGGCCAAGGCTCAGTGGCAGCGGATTGCCACGCTGGTTCCTAGCGTCAGCGCGTCGAACCTGTATGCCTGGCTGGGCCAGTTCCCCATGCTGCGCGAATGGATCGGTGCGCGCGTCATCAAGGCCATGGCCGCCAAAGGCTACGAGATCGAGAACAAGACCTTCGAGGCCACGGTGAGCATCCTGCGCACCGCGGTCGAAGACGATCAGGCCGGCGTCTACCTGCCGATGTTCAACGAGATGGGGCGAGCTGCCGCCTATCACCCGGACTCGCTGGTATTCGGTGCTCTGAAGAACGGTATGGCGTCCGAGTGCTTCGATGGTCAGAACTTCTTCGATGCCGAACACCCTGTGTTCTCGGAAGTCGATGGCACCGGCACTGACACCGCTGTCAGCAACATCGACATTCCGTCTTCCAGCGCCGGGCCTACCTGGTATCTGCTGGATGTCAGCCGAGCGCTCAAGCCCTTCATCCTGCAGGAGCGCACCAAGCCGGAGCTGACCAGCAAGACCAACCCCGACAACAGCGACCACGTCTTCGAACACGACGAGTACCTGCACGGCGTGCGTTACCGCTGCAACGCCGGGTATGGCTTCTGGCAGATGGCATTCGCCAGCCAGCAAGACCTGGATGGCGAGTTCTACGGCAAGGCGCGTGCGGCGATGCAGGGCTTCAAGGCGGACGGCGGCCGCCCGCTGAACATCACCCCGAACCTGCTGGTGGTGCCGCCGCAACTGGAGGCGGCTGCCCGCGAGCTGCTGATCAAGGATGCGAACAGCGGCAACCCCTGGGCCGGCACCGCCGAGCTGTTCGTATGCAACGAGCTGGCCTAAGAGGGCGCCGCAATGATCGTGCGTATCAAGGCAAGTCGGCGCGTCTACCGCCGCCTCGGCGTTGTGTTCGGCAAGCAAGCCCAGGACTTCGCGGCCGACCGCTTCACCGAGGCCGAGCTGGAGACGCTCCAGGGCGACCCGGTGCTGACCGTCTCGCTGGTCGATGGCGAGCTGCCGGCTGGTGCCGGCCAGGCTGGTGGCGAGGGACAGCCCCCGGCTGGTGGCTCTGCTTCGGCTGAGTCTCCCGCCGCGCCTTCTACCCAGGCCGCCAAGGCGGCTCCGGTGAAGGCTGCACCCAAGGGCAAGGGCGGCGCCAAGCCTGGCCCGCGTGGTGGCAAGGGCCCGGCCAAGGCGGCAGGGAAGTCCGCCGCACCGGCTGACAAGGACGAGCAGCCGGCCGGTGACAGTGCCAATCCTCCCGCGAAGGATGCGGAAGGCGGCACCGGGGCCGGGCAGGAGTAACCGCCATGCCCTACGCCACCCGCGAGGAAATGGTTGAGCGCTGGGGCATGGACGCCCTCCTGGTCGTGGCGGATCGCGACCAGGACGGCGTGCTCGATGACGCGGTGGTCGACAAGGCGCTGGTGGATGCCAGCGCCGAAATCGACTCCTACGTGGGCGTCCTGAACCGCCTGCCGCTGCCGGAGCTTCCGGCCGCCCTGGTGCAACCCTGCTGCGACATCGCCATGTATCGGCTGTCGCCGGACGGCACCAGCAGCACGGAAGAGAAGCGCAAGCGCTACGAAGACGCGGTGAAGTACCTGGTGCGCGTGTCCGAGGGGAAAGCCTCCCTCGGCCTGGCGACACCGCCTGACCAGGAAAGCAGCGGCTTTGCTTTCTTCGAATCGGAACCCAAGCGGTTCGGGAAGCTGCTGTGAGTGGGGCCGCCATCAACGTCAACCTGCTCCAGGACCCGCGCCTGGTCCGGCGATTGGACCGCCTGGCCGAGCTGGACCTGGGGCCGCTTCTGGAGGGCATCGGCGCCGAGGTAGAGAGTCAGACGCGCCGCCGCATCCAGGTCGACAAGATGAGCCCGGCAAACGAGCCATGGCCGGAGTGGTCCGCCGACTACGCCGAGACGCGGCACAGCGGCCAGAGCCTGCTGCAGGGCGCCGGGCATCTGCTGGATAGCCTGACCTACCAGGTCATGGGGGACAGCGTGCTGGTGGGCAGTCCGTTGGTCTACGCCGCCACCCACCAGTTCGGCGACGAAAAGCGCGGCATTCCCCAGCGGGAATTCCTGGGCCTGGAAGGCGACGACCTGGAGGACGTAATCGGAATGATCGAGGACTACCTGGAGGACCTCGCAGATGAATGAGTTGACCGCCGACCAGGTGCTGGCCGGCATCGAGGCCTGGGCCGTGCTCGCCTTCGCAGCGGCAGGGCTCAAGGTCGAGACCGCGCTGCACGGCGGACGCTTCACCCCGGCCGAGCTGGAGCGCTACGCCACCCGCACGATGGCCTGCCGAATCGCCCTGGAGGGCCTGCGCTTCGAAACCAACGGCCGGGGCCAGTTGGAGGCTACCGCTCACGTCGTGGTAGTCGCGCTGGCTGGCGACCTGGGCAAGGCCGGGAGTCGTGCCAACAACGTGCTGACGGTCACGGCAGCACTCCAGGCGGCACTCCCTGGTAGCCGCTGCGGCCTGGAGCTGATGGACAGCATCAACGCGAAGGACATGCGCGCGGCGAACCTGTACCACGCCGAGCTGGAGAAGCGAAACACCGCAGCCTGGGTGCTGACATGGCCGGTGAAGTTCCAACACCCCCGAGTCCGATAGGAGGACACATGAAGACCAATCAGGCCCCCGTCTCGGGGGAAACCGTACCGGCCGGCGTGAAGGTGAAAATCACCAGCGCCAACGGCCACCGCCATGCCGGCACCAAACACCCTCAGGGCACGGTTATCACCGTGACCGAGGGCGACGCCAAGCTGATCGTCGACACCTTCAAGGTCGGCGAACGTGTGAAGGGGGAATAACCCATGTCGCAACCCGAAGTATTCAAGGGCATTGGTATCGTCTCCATGCAGAAGCTGGGGGTGGAGAACGCACCGATGCGCGATGCTGGAGACGTCGAGCAACTCAAGATCGCGCACCGCACCAACTCGATCACCTGGAAGCAACATCGCCGCCCCGGCGGCGGCAACCTGTCTAAGCTCGACACCCCCGAAGGCATCGACCTTACCGTGCAGATGCAGGAGTGGACCGACGAGAACCTGGCGATGTCCCTGCAGGGCACGGTCGTCGAGCTGGAGCCGGAGACCGTCACTGGCGAGGCGGTCGTCCTGACTCCGGGTAGCCTGGTCGTGACCGACTTCCCCGGCCCGGTGGGCCTGGTCATCACCAAGACTCAGGGCAGCACGCCTGTGCCGCTGACCGAGGTTGAGACGTCGGCGGCAGGCTTCCGGGTGAAAGCGGACAGTACCGCCATCACCGAGCCGACTCCGGCGACCATCGCCTACACCAGCACCAAGGCGGTTCGCATCGAGCCCCTGGTTGAAGCCGGCGCCGAGTACAAGGTGGTGTTCGACGGCCTCAACGAAGCCCCTGGCGGTCGGCCGGTGGTGGTCACCATCTGGCGCTGGAAGGCGCCGCCGGCTGAAGAGCTGGCGCTGATCGACGCCGAGAACCCCGGCAAGCTGCTGTCGAAGGGTGAAATCCTGGCCGACCCCAGCCGCCCGGCCAACGAGTCGCCGTTCTACCGCATCGACAGGCTGTAATCCGCCCACCCTGCCGGCCCCGCCAGGGGCCGGCTCTCGGAGATATCGAACATGAGCATGGCTCTGAAACAGACACTCGACTTCGACGGCCTGCGCGTCCAGGTGCGCGAGCTTACGGTGGGCGAGATTCGCCAACTGCTCAAGACCATGGCCGATGGCAGCGGTGGCGACCTGGTCGACGACATGCTGCTGGAAGAGATCGGTCTGGCCGAGCTGCAGCTGATGACCAACCTGGAGCCCGAGCAGTTGGACGACCTCGCACCGAGCCAGCTGCGCCAGGTGTACGAAGCCTGCCGCGAGGTGAACAAGGATTTTTTCGACCTGCGCGCTCGCGTCGAGCAGGTGGGGCAGCGAATCCTGGCGAAGCTCTCCGGCAGCTCGAACGAAACGCCAGCGCCCTGATCCGCCACGGGCACACTGGCCTCTGGAGCTACCCCTGGGGCACCTGGCAGGCGGCGCACGCCGAGGCAATCGAAGCCGCCGAGCGAGCAGCAAAGGGCAGTAGCCCATAACGACGAAGCCCCGCGCAATGCGGGGCTTCTGCTTTCTGCTGAACCGCTTCCACTGTGGCATGGAGCAGGTGCAGGGCAACCTAGCATTGCCCGTCTGCAGTCGGCTATTGGCGCTTTCTGCCAGCACCGGACAGAACAAACATCCAGAGCACGATGGCTGCAAGACCGGTGATGAACACCATTGCAGCAGCAGCTTTTGGCGCCACAAGAGCTAGCAGGCCATTGGCGATCACCAGGTGATAGAACTTCATGACAGACGTCCGCCTCTCAGTTTCCGTAGATGCCCAGCAAGGACGCGCTGAACTGCAGAATTTCCGGGCCGGTTACACGGCGCTGGTCGATCAGCTGCGGCGCCCGCTCGGACAAATCGCGTCCCTGCGCGATCTGCAGTCCAGCCTAGTCGAGAACGACAAGCAACTCAATGCGGTGCGTGACCGCGTGCGCGAGCTGGCTAACGAGCTGATCAGCGCGGAGAAGCCGACCAAGGCCCAGCAGTTGGCCTATCGGGCTGCCACGTCAGAGGCCAAATCGTTGGAGCAGGCCATCATCGGGCAGAAGGTCCAGCTTGCCCAACTGTCGGCCTCGCTGAAGAGTGCCGGCGTCGACACCAACTACCTGAGCAACGAGCAGAAGCGCCTTGCGGCGGACTTGGCACAGGCTAGTGCTGCGGCCGACCAGCAGGCCCGCGTTGCAGGTGCCCGTGCTGCACTCGGCATCCGTCCCCACCGGGAGATTCGCAACGAGGTGGCGCTGCTTCAGCAGCAGTACGCCACCCTGCAGCGTGTCGGTGGGCTATCCGCTGCAGAGTTAGCCCAAGCCCAGGTGCGCCTGCGTGAGCGCACCGCCGAGCTGCTGGAAGGCACCAACGGCTGGGCTAAGTCTTTGGGGCAGGTTCACGTCCAGGCCGGTGTCGCGCTTGCCAGCGTCGGCGCCCTGGCCTATGGCGGCGGCCAGCTGCTGAGCTTCTACGCCCGCTTCGCGCAAGAGATGGCGGCGGTTGACAGCATCACAAACATGACCAGGCCGCAGCTCCAGGCAATGTCCCGCGACGTCCGCGAGCTGGCGGTGGCCATGGGCCGAGACGCTGCCCAATCGGCCGAGGCGCTCAACGACATCCTGTCGTCCGGCGTCTCCGAGGACAACGGCCTAGCGGTCCTGGCACTGTCGACAAAAGCTGCCATTGCCGGCCTGACCGAGACCAAGACCGCCGCTGCTGGCGGCCTGGCAGTGGTCAACGCCTACGGCGAGAGCATCCAGAACCTGGAGCTTCGCTATGACCAGATGTTCCTTGCGGTACGCGACGGCGTGACCACGTTCCCCGAGCTTGCGCAATACCTGGGCGACGTGCTGCCCAGCGCCAAGGCTGCTGGCGTGGGGTTCGACGAGGTGGCCGCCGCCATCGCCCGCATGACTATCGCCGGCATCCGCACCCCGCAGGCCGTCACCGCACTGAAGGGCGCAATCAACGCGCTAGCCGCACCGACGCCCGACGCGCAGAAGAAGATGGACGAGCTGGGCATCACCTGGAAGGGCCTCACTGCCACCCTGGAGGACATCGCGTCCCGGAAGCTGGGGCTCGATGCCATGCGCCAGCTGATTCCGGACGTCGAGGCGCGCACCGCCGTACTGAGCCTGACGCAGTACATCAAGGAAATGCGGGCCGAGGTGACGGCTATGGGCGAGGCCGGCGGTGCTATGGAGGCGGCCTATCAGAAAATGTCCAACACGCCCCAGGCGGAGATGGACCGATTCAACGCGGCACTCGCAGAGACGAAGCTGCAGTTGGGTGAGGCGGCAACGGCGTTCCTACCTATCATCGAATTCGGTGGCGAGGTCCTGCAGTTATTCAACAGCCTGCCCGGCCCAATTAGAACCTCACTTGCAGTGATGACGGCCACAGCCGTGACTGCGGTTGCGCTGGCTTCTGCCGTCAATTCACTACGCAATCCATTCGCGCTGTTCCTCGGCCACCTCCGCGCCACTCCCGGCGCCGCTGCTGCTACCTCCACCGGCCTGGGCCGAATCGGTACAAGCGCAGCCAGCCTGATTCCCACTCTGCGCAACCTGGCAACCGTTGCCAACCTGGCCAAGGGCTCCCTGGCCCTGGGCGTCATAGGGTGGACCGGCAGCAACCTGCTGGAGCTGTACGACCTCTATGAGCAGAACCAGGAACTGACCAAGAGCCAGCGCGACTACGAGCAGGCGCTCAACGACACCATCGCCACCACGGCTAAGTACGGCGATGTCGTGATCCAGCCTGCCGAGGCGCTGGCCCGGATGAATGACGAAGAGCGCAAGGCCTATGCCGAGAGCCTGCGCCTGGCGCAGCAGCACTACCAGAAGCAATCCGAGCTGCTGAGCCGGCGGGCGTATGAGCGCGATCCCTCATCCAACCAGGTCGACCCCGACGCCCTGGCCGCCGCGAAGCGCGCAGGCGACTACCGCCGCGCCCTGGAACAGATGGAGCATGACCAGGCTGCGGCGGCCGAGGCCCTGGAGGCCGCGGAGCAACGCCACAACGCCAACATGGACAAGATCAGGGCCGACAACCTGAAGAAAATCCAGGTCCAGCTGGCGGCTGAAATGCGGCTCTACGCCGACGCCAACAAGCGCCTTGCGGCCGCGAAGAAGCAACGCGAGGCGGTCGCCAAGGAATTCTCGGACCTGTCCAAGGACATGCGCGCCGCGCCCAGCCAGGGCGCCGCCTCACTGTCCGACGTCTACGACCTGCAGGCCGGCGCCCGCCAGTCGCTGGCGCGCGGCCGCAACGACGACGCCCTGCGCCAGGCCCGCGAGGCGGCCAAGGTGCTGCGCGAGCTGAAGGACGCGGGCGAGAACGGCTACGGCATGGCCGGCATCGCCGACAACCTGGGCAAGATCGCCAACGAGGCGGCGAAGAACGTCGAGGGCGACGAGAATGTCAAGCTCGCCCTGGTGAAGGCCGAGATGGACGACCTGCTGGCCAAGGCCGAGGCGCTCAAGCGCGTGAATATCGAGTTCACGGGCGACGAGAAGAGCATGGAGCAGCTGGAGCAGCAGGCGCTGGCCCTGGCCGAGCGTCTGAAAAAATACATGGTCATCCCGGTCAACTACGTTGGCGTGGACCCGAACGTCGCCAGCAGCGAAAAGGCGGCCGGCAAGGTCATCGACGGCGCCGACGGCAGCGTCAATCGCGCGGCCGGGGGCTGGGTGGACGGCCCCGGCAGCTTCACCTCAGACAGCATCCGGCTGAACGCCTCGCGCGGCGAGTTCGTCATGCAGGCCCGTGCCGCCCAGCGTCTGGGCGCGATGAACCTGGAGCACATGAACCGCACGGGCGAGCTGCCCGGCCGGGCCGAACTGGTGCCGCACATCCCCAGCATCCCGGCGTTGGAGCGTAGCGGCGAGCGTCAGCCGCTCAACCTGGAAATGCCGTGGGGCGGTTCATACGCCCTGGAGGGCTCGCCGGCCGAGGTCTCGCGGTTCGACCAGGACCTGCGCAAGGCCCGCATCAAGTTCGGAGGGACCGGCCGTGGATAACACCCCAACGCCTCTGGTCCTGGGCGGCCTGTCCATCATGCAGCATGCCGGCGCCGGCCCGATCCGCCAGCGCTATGAGCCCATCGGCGGCAGCACCTCGCTGCGCCTGAACGGTGGGACCGGGATCAAGATGACGAACTGGTCCAGGACGTCCACGACCGCCAGCGGCTCCGGCAACCTCGACCCCGGTCTGTTCGCCCTCGATGTCAGCCAGCCCCTGGAGCTGCTGTGCGTTGCGCCTCGCGCCATGATTGGCACAACCCGGCAATTCGCGCTGCCCCCTGCCGCCCAGCGCCGGCCCGACGTGGCGCCTTGGGGCTGGGCATACGCTGGCGGCCGCTGGCTGGACACGCTCGTCGACATGAACGGCGACAGCGCCGAGCTGCAGGTGGTCGCCGGAGCCAGCGCTTACCGCGTCTTCTGGCTGCCGCGCCTGGTGGTCTTCACGTCTGGGCTGTCATACGAGTTCGACGAGGCCAGCGGGCTCTACGACTGGTCGCTGAGCGCGGAGGAAATCTGATGTTCGGCGCACCGTTCAACTCGGTCACGTTCAACGGGGCGCTGGTGCTTGGTCAGGCTCCGGGCGAGCCCGTTGTTGTACAGCCGCCGGAGCCGCCAGGCCTGGGCGTGCCGGCCTCCGGTTACGCATTCCGCTGGTGGGTGTCGGTGCTGATCGGCGGCGAACAGGTTGCCGCGAACCTGACCGGCCGCATGCAGATTGACCGCGAGGAAGGCGCTGCCGGCGTCGCCACCTTCTCCCTGTACTACCCGCCCGGCGAATCGGTCCCGACCGACCTGGGCGGCGATGCGGTGGTCGTTGACTTCCTGAGCGAGACCGGCGGCGCCACCACCTCGGCCCGCCGCTATACCGGCGTTGCGGTAGAACCGCGCTGGGATGCGGTCAATCGAGTGATGGAGATCACCTGCAGCGACAAGCTGCAGCAGCGCATCGAGCAGATGCAGATTGCCGAGATTGACGCCCTGATTGGCGGCGCCTGGTCGTCCGACGTCTTCGAGCCTATCGAAGGTCGCAGCCGCTTCGACTATGCGACCGAGCGGCTGAGCACCGTGTCGGCGGCGCTGGACATCGGCGTCGATGGCCAGATGCGCGTGACCAGCTGGTACGCCAAACCGGCGCCGGACTTCATCTTCGCCGAGGGCAGCGCGCTCTATCAGAGCGTGAGCGTCGAGCTGGCCCAGGCGCAGAGCGCGACCAACCGCGTTGAGCTGAGCGTCGACTACCGCTACAGCCGCCTGTGGGAGCGCCACGACAGCTATTCGTGGGAGCACCCAGGCACGGGTGGGCTTGGGGGCATTGGTGGCTTCTGCCACTGGCGGCCGGACTCGTCCGACCTGCCTGACGTGGACATGGTCGAACAGGCAACGTCCAGCGCGGGCATGACTCTGCTGGACGGGGCTGTATACAACAAGCTGCCCCCTACCAGTGGCGACCCCTGCGGCACGGGCCAAGGATGGCGGAACGATTATCCGAACCTGCTTCTGGCTGCGACATGGACCGGTGGCCGGCGATGGGTGCAGCCGATCACTGAGCGCTACTCGGTCCTGGTCGGCACGCTGGTCGGCCTGGAAGGCGCGAGCGAGGTCCAAGTCATCGCGCGGCAGAGCGCCGCCTTCGAGATCGAGGACAAGCGCAGCGAGACCTGGGAGAGCGACGAAGTCAAAACGGGCACGCCCGGCGCGGAAGACCTGGTCGACGATGCCCGCCGGAGTGCTGCCTTCAACTGCACCTTGCAGCGGGCTGCCGTCACGGTCATTGGCGCGCATCGCGGCACCACGGTCAGTTGGCAGGTGCCCACCCCGATGGGGATCGGCTGCGACCTGGTGCATACCTTGGAGCTGCGCGACCAGGTCAAGGCGCGCGGCAAGTGCCGGCGCATCGTCGATGAGTACGACTTCAGCGCCGGGACCGCCATCACCACGCTGTCCATTGCCGTGATGCGCGGCGGTGGCACCTCCGACGCGCTGTCGCCGCCGGCCAAGCCGGACGTCGACGTCGCCGAGGTCGACTTCACACACGACCCACTGCCTACCCAGCTTGGCATGCGCAACGAAAGCCCGATCTACAACGACGAGCTGGATGGCTTCGCGGGTAACTACGACAACCGTGACGACGACATCAACCCGAACCTGGAAGAGTTCCCGCGCCGGATGACGATCACCGCGCCGGAGATCGAGGCCGGCCTGCGCGACGAGCGCGAAGTCCCCGTTGCAGCCACCTACCAGGTCGGCATCCCCGACGACTTGCTGGAGCTTTGACACATGGCAGCCAACACCAGCCGGAGCGCGTCGATTGTCGAGGACCTGCGGGCCCTGACCGGCGGCAACAACGCGCAGAACAAGCAACTGAAGGCGCTGGAACCCCGAGGCGCGCTTGCTGCGCAGCGTGGCCGCGCGGACTACCAGGAACCCGAGGCAGCCAACACGGGCGGCGGGATCGCCAGCCCCCTGGTCGAGACCAGCCGCGAGTATTGGGACACCCGACACGTCTTCAGCTCTGACGGCCTCTACGTGATGGAGATCAAGCCGGTGAAGTACCTGAACATGGACGACGCCAACAGCGCTCCGGTGCAGTTCCAGTTCAAGGAGCCCGCCGATGATTGAGCGCCTGGCACGGATTGGGGCATGGGGCTGCCCCTGGCACGGGAAAATCCTCAACGACACGCTCACGCTACCGAACGGCCAGGTGCGGAGTGGTTATGGCGTCACCACGGGCCGGTCCTGGCGTCTGTCTGTACCTGGTGTCACTCCGGTCGTCCGCTCTCCCGCCGAGGCGGCGGACGATGCTTTGAGGGGGTGGCAGTGGCGTAGCGACGTCATTGTCAGCCCACTCGGGGGGCGAGTCCTACTGCACGGCCAGGGATTGGCGAGTGATTGTGAATGGCTGTACGCGGTTGCCCCTGGGCAGGTGTGGAAGGTCCAAGTGCCGGCGTTCGAGATAAGCGGAGGCGAGTTGGCCCAGCCGCTCACCCTGACGCGTTTCGGCGAACTGCGTGAGAAGAAGGCCAAGGAGAGCTGGCAGCCGCAGCAGGTCGAGGTGCCTGTCGAGCTGGTCGGGATTAGTGGGGCCGACGCCTGGATAGCGGATGCCAACGTGCTGTGGGACGTGGACGAGAACGGCGGGCGAGCGATCTTCATTGCGGGCTTTTGGGATTTGCCAAGGGCCGGTGCGGGTGCGGTGCTGCTACGCATTACCGGTTCTGGCCAGCCGGGTGACGAGTTCCAGGCTCGGCTTGAAGTGCTCAGCGCCCCGGATGCCGGCGACTACAACGCGGTCGACAACTGGGGGCCAGTACGGAAGGTCTGGGCGGCACAAACAACGATCAGCGAGCGTTGGGAGCCCAGCGAGTCGGCGTGTCCGAAAGACTTCGTGCGGTCCATCGACGCCTACAACATCGCGCTGCTGCCGGTAGGCGAGGGCTCTCCCGTCAACGAGTTCGGGTACTGGGAAGGCCAGCGCTCCTGCCGCATCCGCTATCCGCTGCTGTTCTGGTTCAAGCCCAACGGCGACATCGAAAAAGTAGAGGTCGAGGTTGCGTATACCCTCGATGAGCAAAACTCGCACACCGGCAGCGCCACCCCGATAACGCCGGCTGAGTCCCGGCAGCACTACGAACCGAACCAGTCCGGTACGGCGTGTGAACTCGTATCAACCGGCTCGACGGATGGGCTATACGACTGGCATACGCTCATCACCAATACCTACGACGAGGACTACCGAATCTCGCTGCTGGTCGATGGCAACGTGATCGACAGTGCGTCGATCCACTATCACGTCGAGCGGCGTAACGAGGGGGCGGGCCAGGCCAGTGGCGTGTCGCAGGTGCCATACGAGGGGCATTCCACGTATCGCCTGGAGCTGAACGGCGAGACATGGGACACCGAGTCATCCGAGGCGACTGGCCAGTTGCTTGGCTTCAAGCCGTTCGGCATCAGGATCGCGCCGCATATGTTGTTTGAATTGCCGTTTGATCCCAACGACCGGACTGGCAATACCCGCAGTCTGCTGAGCTTCGCATTGCGCAGCTTCGACGGTTCGCGCGGCCTCAGTGCGCGGCCGTGGCCCTATTCCAATCATTTGCTCTGCCTGCTGACCACTGGCGCGGGTAATGGCAATCAGCAGCTCTATGGCCCCAGTGCGCACCCCGGCGGCGTTGACGCGCGAACCTTCCTGGTATCCGGCGGGCAGCCTCGCTACGGCAGCTGGAACCCGGTCACAGGCGAGGTGGCTGCCGGCGAGCAGGTGCCCGTCAATTTCGCTTAGGTGATCCCATGCAGAGATTCGTCAACGACTACTTCATCCAACTGACTGGCCCGCTCGGGCCAGGCGGGGCCTCGCTACCCATCTCGGCAGCGGATGCGGCCCGGCTGCCGATGGGCGCAAGTGACTTCTATCTGCTCACCCTGACGGACTCGCTCGACATCCGGGAACGCACTCGGGTGGAGATCGTCAAGGCGACGGCGGCCTCTGGCGGCGGAATCACACTGGTGCGGCAGCAGGAGAGCACCCAGGCCGGCAGTTTCGTGGCCGGCGACTGGGTGCTCTGCGGCCCTACAGCTGGAACTATCGCGGCTCTGATGGCCAAGGCTGGCCAGGTCGACACGCTCAACGCCCAGGTGCTGGACCTGCAGCAACGTGTCGCGGCCCTGGAAGGCGGCGAGCCAGAGCCGCCTGGAGACGGCCTGCTGGTCGACGCGGATGGCAACTACTTGACCGATGAGCAAGGCAATCACCTGGAGGGCGGAGCCCCGGAACCGCCCGACGACGGCTTGCTGGTCGATACCAGTGGCAACTACTTAACCGATGAACAAGGGAATCACCTGAAGGGGGTATGACATGGCAAACGTACAGCACATTGTTACCGGGGCCGGCGCTCCGGCCAGCGCGCCGCCAGCAGTAGGCGCTCACTACATCGACACGACCAACAAGCGGACATACGTCTCGACGGGCACGGCGGCTGCCTCGGACTGGGGGCAGCCGCTGCAGACTGGAGCACTGCCCATTGTCACCGGCACTACCGCCCCGAACAGCGCGCCGCCGGCCATTGGCGCGCATTACGTGAACACCGCGGCTAAGCGGACGTATATCGCTGTCGGCACCGCCTCCTCGGCGGATTGGGTGCCCCTGGTCACGGGCTCCGCTGCGGTGGTGGTAACCGGGAACGGCGCTCCCGATAGCCCACCTCCATCAATCGGTGCTCTGTACGTGGATGCTGTCACCACGACCGTCCGGGTGGCTACGGGAACGGCATCAGAGGATGACTGGGGCGACCCGGTGTTCAGGGGTAGCCCCGAAGGCGGCGGCGGTGGTGACGTCAACGGTATCGTCTATACGACGGAATCCAACCTTGATCCGGATTCCGACGGCGTGACGTTCTCGATTCCATCGGATCAGCGCATCGTCGAAATCGAGATGCCGAACGCGGACGATACGGGGAGCAACCAGGGAACTCTGAAGCTCGCCCCGATCCCGGTTTCCGAGGATGACCACGAACTGCTGGTGATCGTCCGGCGCGCCCGAGATGAGAACGCTGCGGAGCTGGTGCTGCCGGCCATGGTCGAAACCGACGCTCTCAGCGATGTGTACTACACGGTCATTCCGCAAACGCTGGGCGGCACGGCGGGCACGCTGTTCGACTTCGAGTGGACCATTCCGATTCCCATCGGCTTCAGTGCGTTCCGTGTGTATCGGCGGTTCGGCCGCGCCTACTTCATCGCCACCCTGGCGCAGTAGCGCGGTTGCCCTTTGGGCTGCTGGCCGGGGTACTTACCCCGGCCGCGCTGCTGGGCTGGTAAGCAGTGTGCCAAATGTCCCGCCGAATTTGAGTCGCCTCAAGGCGAATGGGCTATGCCAAGAGTCCCGCAAGGCAGTGCCAAATCCGTCGCGCGCTTACAGTTATTCGCCCTACGGATTTCCAGAGAAACATCCAAGCGCACCGGAATGCCCCTTCAGAAGGCCGAGCGAAACCCGCGCTCAGGAGGTCATGCGACATGGATGTCGCGAGAGCCCCGATGGGC